TACATACCGACATGTTCTAGTTGCGTTTCAATATACACAAGATGCGGACACTTTTAAATTTACTGAAAATATTGGCGAAGAAGGTTCATCTGTGGGTGGTGGTTGTGGTGCAGGTGTTGTTGTTATCAATGAATTAAAAGGTAAACGGTTTTTTGTGACTAACGCAGAGTGGGAATATAATTATTACAGTAATATTAGTGGCAATACAACTACGAATATTGGCGCAATTACTATACTTGAAAATGTTGATTTATCATTTTTAGATTTCATATACAATGACGTATTGCCGAAACTCGGTGATGTGCATATCTCTCAAATAGGATTTGCATTAAAAACATATTTTATTGGATCGAAAGGAACTGGACCGGATGAGACAGTATCGGGAAACCAGTATGTTTTCAATGTATCCAATATAGTATCAAGCATTGCAGGTATAGCAAAATCTGCAAACAAACACATATTAATGACCATGGGTACATCACAGACTGTTGGACAATTGCCATCATATTCAAACTTATACCAAATGACATTAACACATAAGGATGGAAACCTGCATGACCAAACACCAACACCAGAGGGAATTACCACTGGACTTCAATTACGGTCTAAAGAAGATGGTGTAAAATACGAAAAGAGAAAGGACAGAATTGATAAAAGTAAACCAATGAAAACATTGGATGATATTTTTAAAGCGTTCGAAGTTGAATTATCTGAACAGAAATCTGTACATAAAGGACAACTACAAGAATGGATGAAAAATGTCCGAGATGGTTATGTCAGTAAAATCACAACACCGCCAAAACAAAAGAAGCAAAAGGATGCCGACCCTCTTCCGATAGTATATCATGTGGATTTGGATAAAGAATATAAATCATATATTGTTGATAACAGAAATATTCCAAACGAGCAACCAGAACAAGACCAAACAATTAAAGGTATTCGTAGTGTTTGCATAGCTCCAAGTACCCAAATATGTGAAATGGTTATGATGTTGATGACATTATCTAAGAAAATAGGGGAGGATACATTAAAACCAATTGCTGAAATCCCTAGAGTAGCAATATCTGTAGTACGCAAATGTGATAAAAAACAACACGTTCACATAATAATACGTAAGGTAAAACTACCAACAAACACACAGGGATTAAATAGTGGACCCGGAGAAGGGGCAATCAACCCATTGACGTTTTATGTAAATAATACCGAAAAAGAAAGGGAAATTGTTTCAATAAATGGAAAATTTGCATACCCAACAGGCAACACAGCATTAGAAGAACATATTGATGACTATGAAGCAAACATTGTTTACGGTAACCGAGAGCAAGTCACATTTGAGCGTAAACAGCAAACACCATTCTTTGATACAATGTATAGTGGTTTAAGAATGATGGAAAATAAACAATGTAATGGTGTGGAATATGGCGATTTAGCCAGTGCAGTGGCAGGATTGGAATCAAAACAGCATACATTTTTAAATGTTTTAATCCATGGAAATCCACATTTATTGAACGATGTGAACCGTAAACCCTTTGAAGTAGCAAATAATACAGTTGGTGAAGCAAACTATTATAAATACCCTGAGTACTTTCCTATGTATATGAAATTATTGATTTATCAAAATGCATATAAGGAACAGGGAGTAGACCCATCACCAGATTTAACGTGGTTAGCAGAATTGCACGGGTTTTCACAATATTATCACATATCAAAGGTGAAAAATATATTCAACAACAGTGAAGATAACAATCAATCAAACCGTGGATTCTTCCAAGAAATTGAAATAAGAAGAACAGATGATTTTATGTAACATAAATATATACATGATATATGAAGAGAAAATTTAAATGGCATTAACAAAATTTTATAAAATAGTACAGGCAGACCATGAAGCAGTTCAGCAATCTGGTAATCAGGATATTGGTAATGGTACGTATGGAAACTACACTTGGTATCATAAATTAGTTCAAGGTTCTGCTAATAGATTAGTTAAGTATAAAGAATATGATATTATGGATAATGATATCGATGTCGCCCGTTCGCTTGATATTATTGCAGAAGAAATGACAGGAAACAATCCAAAAGGTAAACAACCTTTACTGATTCAATTGATTGATGAACCTGATATGCAGATTAAAAGTAAGACAGTAGTAACATTAAAAGCTGCATTAAGAACATGGTGTAAAATTCAGGAGTGGCATAAACGCATGTTTGAATTATCGCGTCACGTTGTTAAGTATGGTGATTGTTTTTTCTTACGTCCAAAAACTGCAAATAAAAAATATTCATTCGTTCATGCAAAACATGTAGTATCAGCCGCGGTATCAGAAGATGATATCACTGATGTAAAAGGTTGGTACATTAAAACTGATTATAGAAGAGCAGATGGTGGAAGTGCTAATTACAATGTTGGTGGTGGATTAACTTCTGTAGGTGAAGAATCTAGTGTACAACATTTTGATGCATCTGATGTTATTCGTTTTTCATTAAATGATGATATGTCCGATGAAGCACCATTTGGTGTATCAATAATGAGACCTGTTTATATAACATTCAAACAAAAAGAACTATTAGAAGATGCGATTTTGATTTATCGTATACAACGTGCACCAGAACGTCGAGTATTTTATATTGACATTGGTAGAATGCCACCACATAAGGTATCTGCACATTTAAATCAGATTAAAAACGAAATTAAACAAAAAAAAATACCATCACAGTTTGGTGGTAAATCTCAAGTTGATTCTATATATAATCCACAAAGTATGCAAGAGGATTTCTTCCTTCCACAGAGACAAGATGGTTCTGGCTCGAAAATTGAGACTCTTCCCGGAGGTCAAGGACTTGGTGAATTGACAGATTTAGAATATTTCTATAAGAAATTATGGAGAGCAATGCGTATCCCACAATCATATATGTCAAATACCATGGAAGATGGTGGTATTGATAATAGTGGTAAAGTTGGTATCGCATACATGCAAGAAATTAAGTTTACATTATACATACAACGTCTACAATCACATGTTGAACGTGTTATGGATGAAGAATTTAAAAAATATCTATATAGTCTAGGAGTCAACATTGACCCAACTATATATGAAGTAGTATTGCCTGAACCTTCTGATTACAGTAGTTCAAGAGACCAAGCGAAAAATGCAGATCTATTATCGTCATATGGTACTGCCGAAGGTGCAGAAGCATTATCTGGTCGTTTCGCTCTTAAGAAGTATCTACAATTATCTCCTGACGAAATTAAAGAAAATGAAAGATTGAAAGCAGAAGAATTAGGATTAGACATGAATGCTGATAACTTTAACTTAGCCAAGATTTACAATCCAGAAGCCGCCGAATTAGGAGACTTTGACGGTGGTGGAGGACTTGGAGCAGGAGGAGACATAGGTGGAGCAGGAACAGGAGCAGGTGGTGATATTGCTGATAGTGACACACCTGATGGTGGTGATAGTACAGGTGGGGATACTGCAAGTGGAGATACTGGAATAGATGGTCAACCACCGACACCGCCATCTCCACCTGTGAAGTAAAAAATATAGTTTTTTGGATGTGATGAATAAATATAATTAAGTATTATATAGAAAGTGTGTGGTAAAACTTATAAATAATATCATTAACATAAAAAACATAACTAAGGAAAAATTGATGAGTATCAAACAAACATTTAAGGAATACTTGATAGAGCAAGCATCTAAGGTCGAATTAAACGACATTGGATGTGATAAATTGGATGGTAAACAGAAAGAAGAATGTGAAAAATGTAAAACCGAAGAAGACAAGGTTGATTTTTTGCGCAAAGCTAATGTAGCTAATAATTAAGAGGTATAAAATGGTAGATTTAACTAAGTTAGATGCGTTTGTTGACGCAGTAGTAAACAAACAAGATGATAGCGAAAACATATATAAAAGTTACATTGCAGAAAAAATGAGCACAATGGTTCGAGAATTCACAGGTGACAACCCAATTAAATTCGAGGGTGATGACATTTATATCAATGGTAAATTAGTCGGTTCAATTGATGTTGATATCAATGATATGGACAGTGGAATCAATTTTGTTTCAGTTGATAAGAAATATTCAAAAGAAGTTCACAGTATGGAAGAACTGTATGGATATTTGGCAAAACAGTTTGGTGTTTCCGAAGATGTTGCAGAAGCTGCATCGGATAAGAACACCGCAAAAGCACTTAAGCAACAACAAGTTAGACGTAAAGAACGTTTAAAAGCATGGATTGATGCTAAAAAGACCCCAAAGAATGTTGAAGGAACTGATGGCGAATATGAAAAGACTGATTTAGTCAAAAAACATAAGAGACCAAAAGGTGGATAAAAAATCATACTTAAGTGAAATCATGAAAACTAAAAAACCACTTGGTGATAAGTCTCTAGTTCATTTTATGAGTAAAGAACAGGACATTCATGAAGCACCAATAATGCGAACAGGCAACTTTCTAAAAGACATGTCAAGAGCATTATATGCAAACTATAAAGATATGGCAACGTCATATGCAAATGATTTTGGGGATAGTAATTTTCAATTTATAAATTGGGCTAAGAAGCTACAATTTAAGTTAAAAATCCGTGACCCCAAAGATGAAAAAGATTACGTCAGATTATACGACGTTGTTAAAGATTGGTAATTACGTAACAAGGAAAAAATAATGAGTCAACTATTAATAGAACAATTAATACCAAGTGAAGGTAATATTATTACTGAATCGAAAAATAACGGTAAAGATGTATGGATACAAGGTATTTTCATGCAAGCAGATACTGTCAATCGAAATGGTAGAAATTATCCATTAAATGAGATGGTAACTGCGGTAAATCAAGCAAATGTGTTAATTAAAGAGAATGGTGGAATATTCGGGGAGCTTGACCACCCTCAGACCCTGACGATTAATATGGATAGAATTAGTCATGCTATTACTGAATTGTATATGGATGGTTCTAATGCGATGGGTCGTGCCAAACTACTAAATACGCCCATGGGTTTAATTGCTAAAGAATTAGCTAAATCTGGAGTTCGCTATGGTGTTTCAAGTCGTGGGGCAGGTACTGTTAATGAAAGTGGCATAGTATCAGGTTTTGGAGTAGTTACTGTTGATTTGGTATGTACTCCTAGTGCTCAAGGTGCAACTCCTACAGCAGTATATGAATCTTTAATGGAATCCGTGAATGGTAGAGATATTATATCATTAAGTAAACAAGTCCAAGAAGATGATAGTGCTCAAGCGTACTTTACAACTGAAATAATGAAGTTCATCAACGGAATAAAGTATTAATCCTATACGAATGCATTAATTTAAACTATAATTGAATTTGGAACATTAGACAAAAAAAGCTCCATTGGAGCTTTTTTTGTTATAAATTTGATTAACCTTCAAAACCTCGTTCTGCATCATTACGTCTCAACTCACCTTGACGTGCACGTGGACCTTTTTCACCACGATTGACTGAACCACGGGCATTTCTACTAGCGGCTGTACGTTGTTGTAGAGAACCACCGTGTTCAATTGCATATTTTACAAACTGAGCACCACGTTTTGTAACAGTTTCATTATCATCTACCAACCCAAATGTCATTAAGTCATCAACAGCGGTTAACGTTTTGTCTGAAACTTTATTT